CATCCAGGTCGAGCGACCCGGTGCCGCTGGTTGCCGAGGTTTCCTTGACCCGATCCGCATAAACTACCATTTGCCCGCCCCCTACGCCTTGACGCCGGCGACGCGGCGCTCGACCTTGTGCGTCGCCGCCGCGCTATCGGCGGTGTTTTCGTTGATTTCGACCAATAGATCCTGCATCCGCGCGAACTGGCGGCGCTGCGCCTCGAACTGCGCCAACAGGGTGTTGATCACGTTAGGCGGTTGCACCGTTACAATTTCACCCGGCGTAGCGCGGAAACCCACGTTTTGGCTATCCGGGCCACCGGATCCCGGCACCACGAAATCACCGCCAAATTCAAAACCAGGCTGCCGGTGGTTTGGATATTTATTTGGCATGAATTCTTGCATAGGGCCGTTACTGCCACTCAAAAGCCCGCGCCATTCATGCACAAGGTACATTTGCCAGGCCGTCTTTTTACTCTCTGACAATTTTGCGGCGCGGTCATATTGCACCATTAACTTTTCGCCAGTGTCGGAACTATCCAGCCCCGTCACTTTTGGCGCGGCGGCCGCGCTGGCCGCCCGCGCCGTCGCCGCCGACACCTGGTCGGCGCGCTGCTCGCCGACCGCGCCCACGGCCGAGGATACCGCCGAGGCCGACAAGCCCGACCCCAGGGCCAGAACTTCCAAGGCGGCCAATTGCTGGCGCAACAGATCCGCATTCGGCCCCTCGGCGCCGGCCAGGTTGGCGACGATGGCGCCCAGCAAATTCGTATGCTTGCCCAGTTCCAAAACCTCGGCCGAGGCATCGGCCGCCAAGCCCTCGCTGATTGCCTGGGTCTGCCCCAGGGCCGACACCACCGCGTCGAAATCCTGGGTATAGGCGCCCGAGGACGCATTAAAGTCACGGCTGGCGGATAACAACGCCGACCCGGCGCCCGCCAGGGCGCCTATGGCATCCCGATCGCCGCCCTGGGCGGCAGCCAGGCGGTTGGTAAAGATCCCCCGCGCCGACGTCAGCCGTTGTTCGGGCGACAGCGGCGACAGGGCACCAATGCCCAGGGCACCCGCCGCCTCGCCCAGGCGCACGGCCGCGCTGGTATAATACGCCGCCGCGCGGGCGGCCTCGGTCGAGGCGGTTTGTACCTGGCCGGCGAATTCGCCCAGGGCGGTACCGGCGGCGGTCAGCGCCGGCGCCAGTTCGGCAAGTTGGATCTGCGCCACGCTGGCGCCTTGCAGGGCCAGGGCCAAGGCCTGGTCTGAAAGACCAGTGACGGCGCCCGAGGCAACAACATTCTGCACCAATTGCGCCGCCGATTGGTTGCGCTGGCCGTCTTCGTCGGCGATACCCAATTCAACGCCCAGTTTTTCGCCGGCCTGGCGCAGGTCAATGCTGGCACCGGCATCGATCAAAAGGTTCAACAGGTCGGCGGCCTTTTGCGCCTCGGCAATAACGCTGGATGGATCGGCGTTTTTGGCGCCGGTATCGGCAACAATGGCCCGGCCGTCTTCATCCTGGCCGACCCGCGACAAGGCGCCGTAATGGCCCTCGCCGCCACCCAAAATGCCGCTTAACGCCAGGGCGCCAATGACACCAATGGCCAACGGCCCAGCAAAGGCGCTCAAACCCAGCCCGCCGGCAAGGCCGCCACCGGCGGCGGCCACCCCCGGCGTTGCCGCCGTGGCGAAGCCAAGGCCCGCCGCCTCGACCGCGCCGGCACTAATGGCGGCCGATCCACCGAAGCCGAGCGCCGAGGAAATACTTGTCGATATACTATCAAGGCCAAGGGCTTCCGATATGGGGCCGCCGATTGCTTTGCCGACAATGGATTGCGCGATCGAGCCAGCCAGGCCCGAACCGCCGCCGGCGGCCAGACCCGAACCGCCACCAGCGGGATTGCCGCCGGCAATGCCGCCGACAACGCCGTTGATAATCGGCTGGAAGACCAGGGCCTCGGCTATGTTGGCAATTGTGTCGAACATAATATTTTCGAAACGGGCCGCGAAACTCTCGACGAATGTCAAACTGCCATCGAGGCCGTCGCGGAAACTATCGCGCAGGACGCCCGAAACGCCCAGGCCGAGGGAAACAACCTCGGCCACGCTGCGCTCATTGGCCGCCGTCCAATCCTTAAAAATTTTCTCCCGCGCGGCCTTGGCTATCAGTTCGCGTTCGTCCGCCGCTTTTTTGGCGAATTCGACCTCGACGTCTGCCATGCCCTCGGCCGCGATCCGGTTACGGTGCGCCCGGTTGGCCTCGGCATAGTCAAGTTCGGCATTCGACGGGCCGATCTCGATTGACAGCGGGCTACCCTTGCCGCTGGCCGCCGTCGCGCGCGCGTTTAACGCGCCCTGCACCTTGGCGATCCGCGCCTCGATCACGGCGATACGTTTTTCCGTGACCGCCAACTGGTTGCCGGCGCTGCCGCTATCGCGGAAGGCTTGCAGCAATTCCTGGCCGGCCGCCAGGTCGGCCTTTAATTCGGCTAGGCTATCCTGCAAACCCGACGATGTACGGTCGCCGATATCCTGAAATGCGCCATAGAACTTGCCGACCGCGATGGCGGCCGCCGTCATGTTTACCGCTATGTCGGCGATCAATGGCGCCAGGGCCAACAGGGCGGTATTGGTCTGCGCATCTATGACGCTGGCCATAATCGACAGCTTGTCGGTGGTTTCCTCGGCCTGGCGCAACAGGTGTTCCTCGATCACCAGGCCCAGGTCGCGGGCCTCCTTGCGCATACCTTCAAGGGCGGCGGTGCCATCCTTGACCAACAAGGTCATGCCGACGCCGGCCGAGCGGCCAAAGGCGGCGGCCGACAGGGCCGCCTTGTCGGCCTGGTTGCTCAGGCTGCCAATTTTGGCCAACATCAGGCCAAGGGCATCATCCGACGACTTGGCCGCGACAATGGTTTTCAGAAACTCGGCATCCATTTTTTGGATCAAGGTGGTCATGGTGCCGGTGCCGGCACGGGCCTCGCCCAGGCGCTTGGTAAAGGCCTCGAAACCGCTATCTAGTTGCTCCGTCGAAACGCCTGCCAGATCGGCGGCGTGGCGGTATTCCTGCAAAGTGTCGGTCGATATCCCGATCCGGTCGGAGGTTTTGGCAATGGCATCGCCGGCCTTGATTGCGCGGTTGGACAACAGGGCGAAACCCGCCGCCCCCGCCATGGCGACCACCGCTACGCCGGCGGCCTTGGTCGCCACGTTCAGCAAATTGGTGCGGGTAATCAGACCCGCCATGCTGCGGTCGGCCTGCTTGGCGCCGCGATGGATCTTGGCCATGGCATGGTCGCCAGACGTGCCCACGGCCTGCAACCGGGCGACCGATTGCGCCGAATTGTCCACCGCCAGGCGGATCGATAATTCGCGCTTGGCATTGGCCATGGGGTTACTCCGGTTTCAAAAGATCGACAGCCTGGGCGATCACCGCCAAAGCCGCCATGGTGCAACAGGCCTGATCAAGCGCCCCGCCGGCCTGGGGCAAATGCCCGGCGCCGAGGCCGCCGCCGGCGTAGTCTTTGTAAAGCGACCAGGCCAGGCGGCATTCTGCATCGATCAGGTTCGCGGGATGCACCCGCAACAAATTGTCGGCGTCATAGCCCAGGGCCTCAAGCAACCAGCCCTGGCCTTCCGGTGCCGGGTTATCTTGGGTGAATTCGTGACCGTCGCCGAATTCCGCCGGGTGCATCACGGCAACGGCGACGGTCAATCCGACTTTTTTATTTCGTCCTCGGTAGGTTCGGAAAGACGGTTAACCTCCATAAAAATATCGACCTGGTGCGGCGTCGGGATCCGCTCTAACGCGGCGGCGGTCAGGCGGCCAAAGGCACGCGGCAAGGCGCGCCCGACGGGATCCAGCGCCTCGCCATCCGGTCCCGTAATAGCCTGCACAAAGCGCCGGGTCGCCGCCTCGCCTAGAACCTCCAAATAACGATGGCGATCGTTAGCGGCGTGGCGGAATTCGTCGGATCCCGCTATCAACTTCTTTTCCAGATCCCAGTAGGTCCGCAGAACAGCATCATCGATGGCGCCGGGATCCTCGGCCCAGGCGGCCCGATAGGCGGCAATGGCGTCGATCGCCGCCAATTTATCCGGCGCCCGGAAATCGGGAAAGATTTCGGCCAGGCAGCCATCGGCCAAATTTAGAAACGCCGACACCGACCAGACCCTGATCTCGGGCACACCAATCGCCAGGGCCTTGGCGGCCATATCGCCCTGCTTATCCCGCTCGAATTCCTGGCGCATCGCCCGCGTCGGCACCGCCAGAATATAGGTGCGCGGATTGTCCTCGCCGGGCAAAACATCGTCGACGGTAAACGGCACCGTGCTGCCGGCGGTTAAAATGATCGCCATATTTCTGGATCCTTATTAAGTGGGTCGATCTAGTAAATGCAGATGTAAACGCCGGTATCCGGGTCGGGACATTCGAACGGCGCCACTTGCGTAATCACGCCATCGGCATCGCCATGGCCAACGCCGGTATATTGAAAATTTGGGATCCAGAGCGATACCGAATTGCCCGAGGCCGTGCCCCACCGCAACCACAAATCGCGGCGGGTCGGCGCCCTCAAATCGGCGAAGATATCCCGCGTTGCAAGATCGGAAATACGCGGGTCGATTGACCCGACGATCCGCCGCTCATTGACAAACGCCGCGTCATAACCGTTCGCCTCGGTCGGATCGACGGCAAGTTTTACGTCATTGCCCAGGTCCAGCGAGAACTCGTTGATCTGGATCGCGACGCCGCCGAGATAGGCGTCGGCGCCAATAAACGCCGGTGCGGTCGGCGTATCGTATGCCGTCCCGGTCGGCGTCGTTGGATCGGTCGGATTTTCCGGCAATTTGCCGAGCATGGAAAACGAATAACGGCCGACCTTGTTGGCCGGCACGCGCATGGTCATGCCGGCAACACCGCCGACGATCTTTTGCAAGCGCGCCGTGGTGCCGGATGCCGGCATCAAATAGCCGAAGGCCGTGATAGTTTCCATGCCCGTCGAGGCCGGAACATAAAGCGCATTGGCGGCAATGTTGTAGGTTGTCGTAACATCCGGCGTCACCGACCAATCAGGATATACCGAGGCAACCTTGCTGCTACCCACATAGCCGGAAATCAGCCGCGCCTCGTTCAGCGTTCCGGTGCCGCCGGTAATCTTAATGACCTTTCCAACGTGGATATTATCGACGGCGCTTTCACCAGCGGCCAGGGTTAGGCTGCCAGCGGCGCCGGCCTGGGCGGTATCCGCGATCGCCGCCGCTTGCAGGGTTTGCGACAGGCCGGCGCCCCGTAACAACGGGCCGCCCTCGGGCGCGACGCCGGCGGTACCGGCCCCCTTGATCAAAACATCGCCCGACATGCGCGACGGCACGGCACCGGGGATCGATGCCGAAGCGTCAAGCCCGGCCTGGTGTTCGTTGGTTTGCTCGACCTCGACCGGCGCCTCGATTTGCAGGTTTTCGATTTTGCAAGCGTCGGCCGCCGGCGTTAAGGCTTCCGCCGTCCCACTTACCGCCTCGGCATCAACCAAAAACAATCGAGCGCGCGTCCGAAATTTCGTAGACATAGACCTAACCCCTTTACGGTTTACCCGTCGTTAAAATGCTTACCAGGCGAACGCCGTTCGCCGGCTTGGGACAAACCCCGGATTTATTTTTTAGGCTTTGGCGGCGGCGGCGCGGCGGTGGCCTTACCGTCGGCGGGCGCCTCGGCCCGATTGTCGGCGGGCGGATCCGCCGGCGCCGGCCTGGCATTGCGCACAAAAACCGCGCGCTTGTGCGCCGGCATTTTTCTCTCAGGTGCTTTTTTCTCAGGCATTTTTTAACCCTTCATGTTAGCCGGCGACCGCTCGGTCATTCGGCGCGGTAAGAAAACTGACAACCATTTGCAATTCGGCGACGCGCATATCGGCATCGCGCGCGTCTTTCAAAAACTCGGCGGCACCTAGTCCGGCCTCTAATATGTGGCTGACGCCGCCCAGTTCGCCGAGCGTGCGGCCGCCGGGATCGCTGACGATTGCGTTCACAACTTCCTTGTAAAGATCATTCATGGCCCCCCGGCTGGCGGTGCCCGAAACATGCAAGATAATATCGACCTCAAGCGCGAAACCTGTGTCGCCGCTGGATCCGCTATCGTCGGCCTCGTTGGCGTTTAAGTCGCCCTGGTAGATTATGATCAACGGGCAATCGTCGGCCGCAACGGCGGCCTCGCTTTCCTCCCAAATCGTGACACCGACAAGCGCCGCCGTGACTTGCGCCACCAGCGCCGCCATGACAGCTTCCACCCTGGCCGTCGTCATGCCGCACCCCTCCGCATTTCCTTTAGAATATTCGGCGCCAGGTTTTCATTTGCCGCCCGCGCGGCGGCCGCGATATTGATCCGCTTGTGGTGGCGGGTTTGCTTGACCAGAAAGAACAACAGCGTTACCCGTGACTTTGTCACCCGCACCAGGCGCGCAGGCGACTTGCCGCGCGGCGGGATGAAATGAATATTTTTCTTGCCGATAAAATCCGCCGGCGTTTTACTCCGACGCCCGCCGCCGGATCCCGCCGTTCGCCCGGCCGCCGGCAACCAGATCGCCAGATATTTCGTTCGCTTCGGCCGCACCGTCCCGCCCTTGTCGGCCAGTTCCATGATTGCCTGGGCCTTGGAATAGACAAAGGCCGCTGTCTTAAATCCCGATTGGTATTTATTCAGGCGCCAGGTGCCGGCTAGTTTTTTCAGACCGGCCCGGCGCGTCTCTCCGCGCAACCGATCGTTTAACGTCTTGCCCGTCGCCTTGACGCCCTTCTCGGTCGCGGCGTCCAGGTCGGCAATTTCCCGATCAATGATTTTCTTGACCGCGCGCGCCACCCCGACCCCACGCCGGCCAGGGCCGCCGGAAACCACATCGACGCCGATATTCGCCATCTACCCGCCCTTTAGCCCGACGGTCCAAAGCACGCCTAGGCCGTCCAGTTCGGCGTTGACAACGGTATAAACAGCCGCATCGATGGTGACCGTATCGCCCCGCACCGGCGTTGCGACCTCCACAGCCTGCAACAACACCGACCGCCGGCGAACCATGACATCGGCGCCGCCCAGATCAGCGGCCACCAACGGCTGCAAATGCTGCACCGTCACGGCGACCGCAGGCCCGCCCGCAGGCGTATAGGTGGCCGCGACGCCGAACTCGCCAGGCGCGAAAAACCCGGCCAGATCAGCGGCGCTTTCGACGGCCATGGTTTAGATCAGGCCCGGATTGGTAGCCGCGCCGCCGCCGTCCGCCATATTGCCACCATTTGGGCCGTCGGTTTCGCCGCCACCGGCGATCGCGGTAGGCGGCGTGATGGCCTTGGCCTTCACCATGGCCGCGAAAATTGCGTCGCGGTTATCGCCCGAAACGACAAAACCAACCTTTTCACCCAATACCTGGGCATTGGGTTTGCCGTCGAGGGTCCAATGGGCCACGTCGGCGGGATCCAGCTTAAGCATGGCAGCCTTAACCGCCTTGACCTCGGCCCGGTTTAGCTTGCCCTCGGCCCGCCGCGATTTGGTGCCTGCGCCCTTGCCTGCGGCCCTCACGGCGGCCAAATCACGCGCGCCGGCGGCACGGTCGGCCTTCACCTGATTGCCGTGTTCCACTGCCTCGGCAACGGCGGCAACCACCGCACGGGCGGCGTCACTTTCGGCCGGCGCCAGGTTTTGCAGAAATGCCTTGTTTAACGAACCCGAACGAATAACCGCGACTTCCTCGCCGCGCTTGAACTGAACGGCCCGCACCACCTCGAAGGGCTGCCGATCGGTCGCCCCGCAATAGCTGGCAATGGCCGTGCACACCTCCTCGCCTAGGTCATCAACCAGCTTTTGCAACGTGGCCGGATCGCCGAGCAAGGGGCGGATATTATGCGCCCGGCGCGCGGCCTGGTTTGCGTCCAGGGCCAGGATCGCGCCGATCTCGAACCCGACAAAAATTGACGTAACAGTAAAAACTTGCATAACCGAAATTCTCCCGACTGCGCGCGCCCGCATGGCGTCGCGCCAAAAAATAACGGCGGCCAGACCCGAGCCTGGCCGCCGCACCCATCAACCCAAAATCAGATAAGTTTCACCTGGCAAGCGTGCTGCCAGAAGCCATAGCCGACTTGCCCGGTCCAATCGACGGAGTAAAGATGCCGGCCGTTATGGTATTCCTCGGGACTGCCCTCGGCCTGGTATGGCGTCGTCAAGGGCACTTCCTCTTGCTTGATAAACGGCGCACCGCCGTCGCTACCATCGGCACGAAAGACGGCAAAGGTATCGGTCCAGGTCAGACGCGGATTAGGCACCACGCTCAACGACATGCCCGGCAACCCAGCCAGGACGTTTGTCTCGCCACCCGCCAAGGTCGGCGTGACAACAGCCGCAACGGCCGAGGACCAGAACGGCGTCGGAACCATCACCATGAATTCGCTGGCCCCTTCGTTGATCGGCTCGCCTTGATCATCGACAAAGCCCAGGATTTGCTGGATCCCCTGCAAGACTGCCTCGCGCATGGTTTTCGCGCTCGGTGCCGTCGTCGAACCCTGTTCGTCGGTCGGCACGGCCTGGGCTGAAACGTCGACCTGGATATCGTTGTCCTGGGTGCCGCTATCACCCTCGGAATGATCGGTATCAAAAAAGAACTGGCCATCATAGCAAACCGTGCTTTCGCCGTTCAAAATCAATGTCGACAACAGGCCGGCGCCGTGGCTGTTAGCGCGTGCCGCCAGACCGTTGATCCGCTGCACGACCTGGCCCGTTTTGTCCCGGCGAATTTCGTCAAGCATGACCGCTATGGTTGCCTCGAAATTCGAGTTGGTGATCGTAATCCCCTGCTCGCGCAGGCCATGCACCAAACGGCCGCCGACATGCTCGCGCATGGCCGGCGACATGCCGAGCCATTTATGGGTTTCCGACGCCTGGTCGCTGCTAATTGCCATAGCCAGGCGGTCGATCCAACCGATCGCGCCCTGTTCCAACCGCATGTGAAGTAAGCCGAGGATCGCCCGGCTGCCAAGACCTAAAGCACTCATTTTTCAATTTCCCTAGATTTGTCGCGTAGCCATTGGCGGCGGCGACGGATTAAACATTTAGCGCGGCAGGCAGACGCCCGCCGGATTAGTACCCCAGCTTGACCAGTAGGACGCCCGAGCCTTCGACAAAGGTGGTGGTGCTGGCCGCCTCGATCGATATCGTGTCGTTAATATCGAAAGCATTGGCGGCGGAAACCGCGGATCCGGCGACAACCTTACCGATCGGCGTACAATTGGCCGACGTCAAGGCAACCGCGCCGCCCGTGACGTTGGTGGTGTTAATTTCGGCATTTAGCGTCGACAGTTTCGCCGCCGTCGTCACCGCCACCAGGACGGCAAAATCCAGCGCCTTGATCCGCCCCGGAAAGCCCGGCGTATAGGCGGTTACGACGTCGCCATCGGCCAGGTTGGCGAGCGTCAGGGCAATAGGAACGATCAATTCCCGCTCGGGCGACATAACATCGAAAGCGACAATGCCCACGCCGGTGCTTTCGTACCGCACCACCCGGCCGATATAAGTGCCCAAGCCGGTCAGGGCGAAGGTATTGTCGTCGGCCGCATAGACCGGGCGGCCTACGTCGGTAATGCCCAGGCTGGTAATCGCCAGGCGGATCTGCCCGCGCGTTTGAACCTTGACGTTAAGGGCACCGGCGGCGCCGGCCGAATTGTCGGCCTTTTGCAGGGCGAAGCCGCGAAACGGATCTGCCGAAACCAACGGCCGGCCATAGCCCGAACCGTTATCGCCAACGGCGGAACCTTCATAAATAGTATCCGACGCGATCACGCCGAATGCGTCGACGTCGGTCCCGAACGGCGTAAACCGGCGAGGGGTATCAACTGCCAAAGTCGTCATTTTTCCTACCTCAATTTTTTGCAATCATTGCAAGGTTAGACTTGTGACCGACCGCCCAGGGCGGCGGTTGTTGTTAGAGTTTTCGGACTAGGCCGGAACCATCATCACGGCCGGCGCCTTAATCGTGCCGGCCCGCGCGGCCTTGGCATAGGCCAGATAGCCAGCCTCGCCGCTAAGGTTGAATTCGGCCCGCAGGGCAGAATTAGCCGACCATTCCGCCTTGTCGGCGGCGACTGCGCCTTCCTCGTCGCCCTCGACGATCACGGCCTGGACCGCTGGCGTACCGCTGGCACTCGCCGCCGGTTGCGGCAAATCGATCGCCAGGGTTTGTTCGTCGGCCGCCGTAGCCGCAATCGCCTGCCCACCCTTTGCCTTTTGCGCATCGACCTGGGCGCGCATTAGATCCGTATCAGTCAGGGCGGCGTCGGCCTTGTGGGCAGCCAGCAAAGGTTCGTAGCCGGGCAACGCCACGGCTTCCAAGGCCACCACGCGCAGGCGCTCGGCGTCGGCGCCCAGCGCCAGGCCTTCAGCCTTGCCGGCAGCAATGCCAACGGCCAGGCCTTCATCATGCCCGGCCTGGCGGCCTAGGGCATCGCCGGCGATCTCGCCTTCCTTGCGCGCCGTGGCGCTGATTTCGGCAAAAGCCTCGGGATGCTCTGCACGGATCTGATCCGCGTTTTTCGTAACCATTTTTCCAGTACCTCTATGCTGGGGTGAAGCCGGGCGCGGATCCGCGTCGGCAATTGTGCCGGCAATAAGCCCGGCGAGAACTTCCTCATGGGTGGCAATGCCGTCGGCCATGCCGGCGGCCACCGCCGCCGCGCCGATCAAAACATCGCCCTGGCCAAAATCTTCCTTGACGGTTTCGACCGATACGTCGCGGCCGGCGGCGACCTGGGCGATAAACACCTCGGCCAGCCCGTCAACCGTCGCCCGGATCGTCGCCCGGCCCGCATCCGTTGTGGGATCCGGCGCCTTGTTCGGCGATTGGCTGGAAATGATCGTTATTTTTTTCGGTTGGCCGGGCATTTCGCTACGGTCGGTAAAACCGGCAATCACGCCGATTGATCCCAGCAATGCGGTTTCATCGACATAAATTTTACTGGCGGCGCTGGCGATCCAATAGGCCCCCGAGGCGGCCATGCCCGAAACATAAGCGACGATCGGCTTATTGCCTTCGTCGCGGATCGTCGCGACCAGCTTGGCGACTTCGTTGGTCCCGTTGACCTCGCCGCCGGGGCTATCGATCGCCAATAGGATCGCCGTAACGGCGGGATCATCGGCGGCGGCGCGCAGATCACGGGCCAGAACCTCATTAGACGTGGCGCCCGAAATCTGGGTGAACAGATTAGCCCGGCGGAATATGGGGCCGGCGATCGGCACCATGGCGACACCATCGCGGATAGTGGTTTTTTGGCTATTGACCAATGGGCGACCCAATTGCGTTTCGATCGCCGCCGGCGTTTCATTCGTGCGGGCGGCAATATCGAAAAGGGTCAGAAGCGGTTTTTCGGCCATCGCCCAGGCCTCGGCCATTGCCAGATCAAACGCGGCGGTCATTGCTGATCCTCCAATTTTTGCAAGGCGTCTTCTAAGTCGGGACCGGGCAAGTCGTTGTTATCTTCGGGATCCAGGGCCGGGCCGCCGTTGTGGCCCATACCCTCGGCGTCGGCAGCCAGGGCAATTTCCTGTTTGCGGCGGCCAATGTTGCGGTCCCAATCGCCGCCGGTTTTTTCCGCCGTGACTTCCTGGTCGGTTTTCCAGCCATGGGCGACGGCGATTTCGTCGGCCTTGTTTTCCTTCATGGGATCGAGCGACATTTGTTTCGGGCCGATCCAGGCGCAGCCAAGCCAGGCCTGGCGAACCATGGCATCCTCGAACAATCCCGGCGCGGCCAGGTGATTGGCCGCGATCGCCTCGGTAATCAAGGCGCCATAGACCGGCGCGCAAAAGCGACGGGTCAACCAGGACCGCCGGCGACGGACGAATTGCGCCATCATTTCCAGGGCCGCACGGCTGGCCGAATAGCTGGCCACAAAGTGCATTAATAAAACTTCCCTGGGGATATCGATCGCGGCGGCGATCTGACCGACCACGGCGGTATAGAATGGATCAAATTCGGGATTGGGCCGGCCCATGTTTAGCGAGGTGACTTCGTCTTCCTTGCCCAGATCCAGAACCACGCCCGGCGCCATTTTGTATTCGCGGGCCGGCCCAGCCGGGGCCAGGTTATTGTTGGGATCCACGTTAGGTAACGGCGTGCCGGATCCCTTGTGAACAATTGCAATCATGGCCGAAATCACGGCGGCCGTTAATTCAGCCTCCGAATAGCTGGTCAATTGCTTTAATTGCTCGACCACCGGCGCCATGAAAGGGACGCCGCGCGTCTGGCCGGGCCGCAATTTGTCATACAGGTGCAACACCTGGCGCCGGCCCAATTCGGGCGACCAGGTTGGCACCCGCGACCACGTCCGATCCGCACGCCCGGCCACGTTGCCAGGATGCACATTTTGGAAATGATACGCCACCGCCGCGCCATATTCGTCCAGCTCGACGCCGCCGACGATTTTATTGCCGCTTTTCAATTCGGTGCCGTCGCGCTGGCCGTTGGGATTGCTGACCTGGTCGGCCTCGAATACCTGCAAGGCCAGGCCATAAGGCCAGCCGGGCCGCTTTACATCGCGCAGCACGACAAAAACGTCGCCGCTATCGAGCGCGGCCCGATAAACCAATTCCTGCAAGCCGGCAAAATCGAGCGATCGCGACGCATCGCAGGCGTCACTTTCAGCCCATAAGCGCCAGGCGCGGCCGGCCGATAATTCCCATTTCCCGGCGGCGGTGGGATCCAGGCCGACCACCTCGCGATCGATTTGCGGTTGCGCGCGCAAACCGTCGCCAACCACGAACGTAACATTTCGGCCCAGGGCCGCCGTTGCGATCGGGGCATTGCGTGACGCATCCCGCGCCCGGCCGCGCAAACTCTCCAAGGTCGGCATGATATTGGCGTCGGCGGATCCACCGCCAGGGCGCCAGTTAAACGTCGGCCGGCGATCCGACCGGCCGCCGCTATAACCGGCGGCGGCGGAATACACAGCGTCATAGGCCAGGCGATCGGCGGCACGCCGGGCGGCCCAGCGCGGCGAAATTGCCAACGCGGCGCGATCAAACAAACTGCGCTGGCTCATTCCATCACCACCGCGAGGCGCGCCGACGGCGTCGTCGACCCGCCTTGGGCCAGGCATTGGCCCTGCCAAAATACGATCATTTCGCGGACCTCTTTGGCATCAGCGCGGGTCAATGCGCGGTCGCCAATTGTATAACTTTGATTGGCCGCGACCGCCGTCGAGGCGGCCACCCACAAATCTAATTGCGCCTCGGAAATGGCAAGCGTTAGGGCCATGCTAAAAATCCCTTCGCATAATGGTTTGCGGTGGGCGAACGGCGTTCGCCGGCGCCTGGACAGGCGCGGGACCGGCCGCCGGCGCAATCGCGGGATCGGTCGCGGCATCGATCGCGGGATCCGTGGCCGGCCTTTGTTCCGGCCGCGCCCAGGCCGGCACCCAGGCCAGGCTGCCATCGGTGGTGCCGTGGCGCATCAAGGCGACCAGGTTATAAACCAGCAAATCCCAGGTTTCGTTTGCGCCGAAGCCGGTTTTTTCCCAGATCCCGTTGACCTTATTTTCGGCGGTGATCTCGGCGACGTGGCCGGCATCCATATCGGCCGGCAAATGCACAAAGCCCGGCCCCAGGTCGGGCAGTGCCAGGCGGGCGGCGAGGATATCTTTTACCCGGTTCACATTCGGGAGAAATAATTCAGGATCGGGAAAGCCCGGCATTTTCCTTTTGGCGTCGATCGTCGGCGGCGGCAATAGCCGGCCCTTGGGATTGCTGCCGCCCTTAACCAGTGTAATCGCCGTTACTGGCACGCCGGCGCCGATCGCCGTATGCCAGAACTGAAAGGCGTTATTTGTCACGCCCTCGACGCCGCCCGTATCGATCGCCGTGTTCAATATCGGCATCGATCGCCGGGCATCGCCGGCCAGGGGATAGCGGCGCCAGATCACCTTTTGCAAAATCTGGCCCCAGTGTTCCGCATGACGGCCGGGATTGATCGCCGTGACGCCATCGTCAAGCGACAGAATGGCGAAACGGTCCACCACGGCGCTTTCAAAGCCGACACCCCAGGCCGTAACCAAAACCTCGAACCGATTGCCCTGGATATCCACCGCCGCCGTCAGGCAGACCGCCCAGGGCGGCACGGTTTTCAGGACATAGCCGGCCGTTGCGGCCCGCGCGACCAAGGCATCGGCCTCGACCCGGTCGCCGTCACCGACCCGCGCTTGGTAATTCTGGCCCAGGCCCGTATTGGTGAAGGTGCGCAGTTCGCTTTCGTCCTGAAAGTTTTGCCATTTCTCCCAGGCGTCCAGGTAAATCTTGACCAGCCGGCCCCATGACGACAAACCGATCAGGCCATGCAGGTGATAAGAGGCGACAGCCGTTTCGATTTCCGGGCCACTGACGGTGCCATCGTCGGCGACCGTTTGCAGCGGGCCAACCCAAACGCCGGCCCGGTTCATGGCGCGTTTATGCCGGCCGGCAATGACGCAACCGTTTGCCGGGCAGACCAGCGCCGCCGTGGCCTGGCCGCGCGCCGACGTAATTGCCGCTTCCTCGACCGGGATCAATTCGCCGGCATCGCTTTCGACGTGAACCTGGCCCCAGGCCGGCGCGAAATATTCGCCGCATGACGGGCAGGGCCAATGCCAGACCTTGCGCGTCCCGGCCATATATTCGGCCTCGATGCCGCGCGTTTTCCCCAGGGACGGCGACGACGCCATCAAGGATTTATCGCGGCCCTCGAATGTGGTTTGCCGGCCGATCAACAGGCCCTTGGCGCTGCCTTGCTTCTCGATATCCTCGGGCACGTTGTCAAGATCATCGATCACCCAGCGCGGGATCGGACGTTGCCGCAATTGCGAACCGACCGGCCAGACGCCATAGATCGAGGCGCCGCGAAACCGCTTTTCGAAAACATTGTCGACCTGGGTGCGCGGCAGGCCGTCGGTATGTGCCAACATTTTGCCCAGCCGGGCGACCATGAACTCGCGCACCAGTTCCTTGTCGGGATGCAAGATCAGCATATCGGCAGGATCCACAGCGACCGTATGGCCGATCCAGTTCAAGATCACTTCCGTTTTTCCCGATTGCGCCCCGCCCATCAAAACGATAGCCGTAAAAATCGCCGTCGATGCCAGCAAGTCTTGCGGCTCGCGCAAATATGGCGTTTCGTCAAAATTGAATGGCCCGGATCTGCCGCCGCCCGCGTTATCCAGGCGCCGGTTATCCTCGGCCCAGGTTGTCAGGGCGATATCGTCGGGCGCCTCGATCAGCGCCGCCGCCTCGGCGAAGATCCCGGCCGCCGGCGCGTAGCCGCCAATTTGCAGGCCTTGCAGGTCCATCACGCTGCCACCGATTGATTGTCGTCGGCCAGGCTGGCCAGGGTGATCGAGGCCGAGGCCAGGGCGGCCCGGCAGACTGCGCGGATTATTTCACGGTCGGCGCGATCCAGGTCCAGTTCGCGGGCGACCGCGTCGGGGATATCCATCACCGTGGCGCGCAGCGTGACGAAAGCACCCTCGACACAATCCCGCACCTCGGCGGCGCGCACCAGTTCGCCGCGCCGAAGGGCCAGGTTGTCGATCGCATTCTGGGTCTGGATTTCCTCTAACAATTCCTTGGCCGAGCGGCCGCTCGCCTCGGCCTGGGCCTCGACCCCAAACAGATTAAGCCGCCACTGGTCGATCTCGGCCCCGCGATCCAGGGCCGCCGCCGCCAGGGTCGCTTTTTTGGTCTGGTGCCAGGCCGCCAATTCCTGCGCGTCGAATTCGTAGGGCTGGCCATTGGTGCCGAGCAAGCGCACCGGCAGATCGTCGTATTTATCCAGCCAGCCCTTGAAGGCCGGCACGGAAATTCCCAACAGGCGGGCGGCCTCGGTCAGGTTGACAGTCAAGGCGCCGGGCGCCGCATCGCTTACGTCGATCATGGCCTGCCCTTCCCTGCAAATGACAACAACAACAACAACCCGCCAACAATCTCGAAACCCGAAAAAAAATCACGCCGCACGCTGCGCTACCGTTAGGCTTTCGATAGATCGTCAGAGGGACCCGCGCGAAATTTTGGGACGCGCAAACGAAAACCGCCGGCGGTTTCCCGTCGGCGGTTCCAATTCGCAGCAAATCCAGACTGTGCCTTTCGGTTAGATGATTTTCGCAGGCCCTGCAAATCGTCACCTGACACCCACGGCCTAAGTTATTGATAAATCACGCAACACCCTTTTTCGAGGGGACAGCCAGGGCGCAGCGGGCGCGACAGGTCCGACTGCATCGAAGCGACGCAGCGGCGTCTTGGCGCAACGCTGAACCAACGTGGTCAGGGCGCCGTGCCATTGGCCATAGGTGGCGCGAGCCATGGCGGTATATTCCGGCGGATCGACCTCGCGCAACAAACACACGACCGGATGCTTGCGCTCATTGTATTCCATCACCGGGCGCGGCTTTTGCCCCGGCGCCGCGTCGGCGGGCGGCGTGCGCCACATCGGCACGACCCGATGCCAAGCGCCCGGCTTCCAATCGGGATGGCCGCCGACTTCGGCATGACGGCGGATCAACAACGGATCGGGTAGGCGGTCGACCATGGCATGGAGTGTTTCGGCGTCTTCGTCGCAGCGCCAGACGCCGGCGCCGGTCCCGTCGACCCTGGTGCCCAAGGCCGCCAAGCCGTCATAGCCGCCACCGCCGCCACCCATGCGGCCGCCATAGTGCGGCTTCTGCATGGCATAAACCCAATGCAACAGCCGCTCGATATCGACGGCCTCGCGCACACCACCACGGGCTGTTACCGTGTTTCCGAAGCGCCCTTTATTCTTCTCTATTCCCACCCCTTACCCCTTTCTCTAGTAAACAAATAAGACAATTCTGGTAACACGGTAACAATGTTGCCAAGCCCTTGATCCGCCACGACAATCGCCCGTTACCGAAGGCCGCGCCTGTTACCGGCTTCGGTAACATCTTGAAACAATCTTGCGCCGCGTTACCGAACCCGGTAACACGAAATCCCCTTCGGTAACGCCCGATCAGGCGGCCAACCGGCCCACCCGAAGGCTAGATTTTGTCAATATCGGGCGGCGTTTCCTCGCCATCGAACGCCCCGATCGACAGCGCAACAGGGCTGCCCGCGATCACCCAGCCGATCACCGCCTTGACGGTGCGCCCATCCGCCCTTACCCGCTTGGTATCGGTTTCCAGGCCGATGGCCCGGCACCACTTGCCCACCTGCCGGGTGCTTATTTGATGGTGCATTTTCTTGCGCAGCCGTTCGGCGATTTCCTCAAACGAAACGAATTCGTGCTGGGACCGCACCATCCATTCCAAATTGAAATCGACCATCGGGTTCACTTCGGCCTTCCAGTCTTCCAGCACATCTGCGCTCGATGTAATGACGGTGAACCGCCCCTGGGCCTCCAACAAACGCCGGGCGCCGGCGATCGCCCAGGCCATGATGCCCGGCATTTCCGCCCGCAGCTTGTCGGCCAGGTTCGGGTCCTGATCCCTGGGTACGATCACCCGGTCCATGGGCAGCATGACAAAGCGGCTCAATACTTCCGCCGCCTTCCCCCGCATGGGCGGCAGCGAATTGGCGGCAAAGACATGCTTGGCCATGGACCGGTACATTTCCGCCGGCCGGTACTTGCGGTTAATCAACACCAGATCACCGGCGATCAGGGCCTTAAAGCCCGCATCGGAAATCGGCGCCCGGCTGGAAACTTCGGAGGCCACATTCAGCCGCGCGCCCTTGATCACCCCGCGCAGGGTCGGATCGTCCATATGCTCCAACGATAGCTGGCTGGTGCGATCAGCCCCCACCATGGCCGTGAAGATATCGGTAATCAGGCTCTTGCCCGTATCACCATCGCCGATCAGCAACAGCGCCTTTTTGAAACGGTTGGTCGACAGGCTGATATAGCCGGCGAATTCCTGCAAGGCATCGTGCCGGCCGTCGCTGCATTCCTCGCCAAAGAATGTCGCCAGGGTTGAAAGCCAGACCGGACAGATCGCCTTGCCATCCCATTCCCAGGGCAGCACGCTTTCCAGATAGTCCTCGGCCCGGTGCGGGCGCAGGCGCCCGGTCAGCACGTCCAGAACGCCGTTCTCGAACGCCACTTCGGACGACGCCACGCCGCCGAACTCGAAAACCATGTCATGGGCGCGCACGCCCAACAGCTTGACGATTTCGCTGCGCCGGTGCGCCGAGGTGTTTTTCGTGTCGGCCGCAAAGGCCAGGTGATCCAGATCGGCGGCCGACAATTCCTCCCACCACTTGCCGGTAAAGCGATAGACATTGCCCGGCCGGTCCCGTTTGAACGCCGTCGCCTTTAACATGGCCTCGACAATCCTGGTGACCGGCGGCTCGCGCGGCGCCGTATCGGGCGGGTCGCCGAATTCGCCGGCCAGTTCCTCGCCGAAATAATTATTGCTCATACCGCACCCGCCCCTCGGTTTTGCGCCGCACCCCGGCCCGTCAAAATCCTGGGCAGCCGCCCAGCCTCGCGCTTGCGGTCGGCTTTCAGCCGCGCGGTGATCGCCGCGCCATAGGCCGGCCGGTCGCACCAGATTTGCGTCTTGCCAGACAACAGCGCCGGCCACTTCGCCGTTTCCGGGCGCAGCACGCACAGGCCGTGCCGGCCCGGCGGCACGGCACGGGCATTAGGATCGGCATCGGGATCCGCGCCGGCCGCGCGGGCCGCCGCCTCGGCCTCGGCCACCCGCCCCGTCTCGGCCCACTGCCACGCCAATGCGCCGCGCAACCAGGCGATCGGCGTCGAGAACAGGCGCGCCTCGCGGCTGGCGGGATCCAGCGCGCCCAAACAATCCGCCACGCCAAAGCGCAGGGCGTGGCGCATTGGCGCGGCGGGATCGACGGCGACCAGGTCAATGACGGTCGGCACGGCGAAGGACCGCGCGGGCTGCCAATCATCCGCCGGGACGTTAAAAATTTCATAGACCCGCGCCGGGATAATCAGGGCCAGGCGCCCACCAATACCAGAACCGACACCCATTCCAACCCCACCATCGACCGGCTGCCACAACCCGGCCCGGCCCGACACCCGCACCCCTTCGACGCGGGCCAGGCCCAGGCCCAACGGCTTGATCAGCGGCGCGAAACCCGCCGTCAAATCCCGACCCGGCCGGCCCGCGACGACCGCCGCCAACAGGGCCTTATGATAGATATCCGCCTCGATCTGCGCCTGGGCCTTGCCGGCCGCCGCGACCGCCTTGCCCAATGCATCAAAAGCCGCCGCCCGGCCGGCCCCGGCGTCGGCATTATTAGACGGGCTTTCAACCGCCCTATTCATTTGAAGACCCCGGGCGGCGGCGGCACGCGCCGCGCCTTTTCGGCGGCCAATTCCGCGCGCCGCAGGTGCCGCCGCGCGGCTTCCAGGCAATCCGCCCCCAGGGCCAACAAATGGCGCGGCTCCATGGGAACGAAAACGCAATGACGGCCATTGCCGGCCATTAATTCGACGGTCACGCCGTCGTCGCGGATCGAGGCCCAACGCCCCGGTATCTGGCCCGGAATTGTATGGGCGGCATAGTCTAACGGGCGGCTGCTCATCCGCCCCGCCTTCTCGAATTGCCGACCGCATGGCCACGGCCGGCGCATGAATGGCAAATGCGGTGGCCGATATGATCAGACCAGAATTGTTGATCGCAGCCGCCCAGGCATTTGCGCATTTTCTTTTCGTTGGCGCTGGCCGGCGGCGGATCCCGGCGCAAAGCCCCCGGCGCGCCGCGCCTCTTAATCTGCCCAGCGGCGCCCTTGTCGTAATAGCGCGGCGCCGCCGCGACCACGGAGGCCGGCGTTTCGATCCGCGCGATTGTCCGCCGATCCGGCAACCGTAACAAACTGGACCTTTTATATACCGCCGACAGCGACCGCCCCAATTCCTGGGCAATAACCACCGCCGTTTTTTTCGTCGGCCACGCCGCCAACAGCCGGGCATCGTCGCCACTTTCGGCCCACGGCGCGGCGCTGCGCCAGCCGCGCCTAGCCATCGGCGGCCTGCTTGCCGGCAGGGACCGCCGGCAGATCCGGCAGATCATAAAAATCATTCGGCGTCACGGCGCCGTTGGTCAGCAGATAATATTGCTGCATCATGTCGATCCGTGGCAGCCGGTGGTCCGGGTCGCCGATCGGCAGACAATGCCGCCGCGTCGTGTCGGGCTTGCACCCCGTGCGCTGCGCCAGAACGGAGAAATTGATCTTTTCGCTGATGATCCAATGGCCAAGTTTCACAACATCTTCCCCAATTCGGGGCAAGCCCCACAATATGTAGCTATTCCCGTGTACTCCATTTCGGAGTATCGTGCAAGCGTGGAAATTCAAATTTGCAACATGACGCAACCGCACACCTTTGCCATTCAAGGGGCCATGAATGCGTCAGCACAAATCGCCGAAAACGACCCGGCGCCCGAGCGCTTGCGGGAGCTGCGCGAAGCGCGCAATCTCACCCAGGCGCAGCTTGGCGATCTGGCCGGCCTTAGCGGCAATGCCGTGGGGCACTACGAACGCCGCGAACGGCGCCTGAAATCGGAAGAAATTGGCAAACTTGCCGCCGCGCTACAGGTTGATGCCAGCGAACTTTTCGGCAAACGACCGGCACCAACCGTGCCGCTGACAACAACCATCGCCGCCCATGAAAGCGACGTGCACCCCAGCCATTTTCACGCGCCCAACAAACCCTTGGACCGGGTACAGGTGCGGCGGCTCGAAAATCCAGACGACTATTTCGCCGCCGAAATTTTAGACGACTCGGCGGATTACATGGACTATCCACCACAGACCGTGCTTATCGTCCAACGCCTCGACGCCCTAACGGGACCATTACAAATTGGTCAACAGGTAGTCGCACAACGTTTCCTGACCACGCGCGGCGCGGACGACAGCTTCGAAACATTGGCGGGGATCATTGATCGTTCGGTGACCGGGGATATCGTCGTTATCGTACGCAGCAGCAACAAGCGCCTGCCGAATACCATCATGATCCAGGCCACGCCACGCCGGCACAACGGCCTTGACGAGCGGATGCGCTCATTTTCGCCGGAAAAACGGGATATCGACTATCAACCCGATGACGCCGACGAGGCAGAAATTCTGGGCTGCATCAAATTTGTTCAGAAGCCGGTTTTTTAGCGGCGGACTTACCCAGCCTCAGAAATTCAACAAAATCCGCCTGGCTCATGACATGCCGCACCGCATCGGCCCCGACTTTCTCCGCGTCTTTTACCGGCGTCACGTCAAAGGTCACTTGACCAGACCGGAATTCACTGCCGTCAAGGGTGTCCGGTGTGGCCGTTTCGACCTGCACGATCGAGGTCAATAGATACCACGTTTGCGGCCAGAGACCCTCCCTTGGCAGGGGATGGTCATAGAAAATATGCCCGACTTCAAAGCTCAAAAACGGTGGATTTCGGCGCACCCAGGCCCCGTTTTGCCGCGACGACGGCGCCGCCTTCCGATAACGGATACCCATGGCCGCGCGGGATGCCCAGCGCAGGTCATAGCACCAGCCCACGGCCAGGCGGTAACCATCGCCCAAAGGGTGGCTGGCGGTGAATTCAATCCCCAGGTCTTTGCTCCAGAGCGCCATTGCGGCTCTATTCCATCAACCACGCCAGCCTATTTCGGCTTGCCGTGGATGCCAAAAGTTTCCTTCAATCGCCCAACCAGACCATCACGCCGCCGCTTGACACGCGCCATTTCCGCATCGGCCTCGGCATAGTCGGCCAGCAACAGCTCTATATCGCTGCCCGCGATCAGCGCCACGGCGGCGGCCACATCGCCGGCCACCACGCCCTTCGTCTCGCCACGCAATACCCACAGTCGGTGCTTGCACCACTGCCCATAACGCCCGGCCTTGCAGGTGCAGGTGGCGGTGAAACCGCCGTCCGCCCGCGTGATCACCACCCGGTACGGCTCATCCTCGCTGCCCCGTACAATCACCTTGATACGCTCGGTCATGGCTTTCCCCCAACGGCTGCAAACACGGTAGCAGAACCGGAAAACAATTCATAAACCCGTATTCGATTATTATTTTTCTTGACATACTCCATTCCGGAGTACAAATTCCCACCGTCACCGAACATACCGAACGGAACGGAGATAGCGGTCATGGCGGAAATTACCAATCTTGACGAATACCGCAAAACGCGCGCCCTCGACGCGGCGGCCGCCGAGGCGCTTTACCGGGACGCCGACGCCGCACTCCCAACCTCACCCCTAAACCCACCCCCAGGCCCACCGCGGCCATTCCTCCACCGCATCGGCGACCGGGTCGCCGTCGAAGGCTTCGGCCACGGCATTCTAGTCGGGCGCCTGGGCAACGGCTGGATTATTCAGGCGCCCGGCGGCCTGCGCCGCGCCGCCGGCGAGGATGAAATCTTCGCCCACTATGGCGACGACCCTACCGGCAACAACCCCAACGGCGCCGCCTGATGCCCGCCGCCGCACACCCATTGGCTATTTGCCGGGAAGACCAGATCGCCCAGGCCGTCACCGATTGGCGCGCCGATGGCGTCATCCTGGCTATTTCCCCCGGCCGCGCCGGCTATCGTCGCCCGGCCCGTGTGCCCTACAGTGTGCCCCACAGCGACCGGGGCCTGGCTGGCAGGGACAGCACGCCCGTGCTGTGCCTGTACTGCCACGACATTGAAACGCCCTATGCCATGCCATGGCGGGCGCCCGATGCCAGCCATGTGCGGCTGGCACTATCCTTTCGCGACGAAATCGTCGCCGGCACGGCGGGCGGGCGCATCCTGATCGCCTGCCGCGCCGCCCTGTCACGCTCGCCGGCCCTGGCCCTGGCCTTGGCCATGCCCGCCAATCCCGTTGGCGAGGCGGGCCGCGACCCCATAAGCGACCATGTGGAAGCGGCGGCCCGCGCCTGCGCCGCCCTGGTCAAAGCCGCGCCCTGGTGCCAGCCTAACCGCCTGATCCTGGAAATCGCCGACCGTCTGCTGACCCTCGACGGCGCACTCACCGCCGCCGCCGCCGCCGCCTTTACCTATCCGCCCCGCGCCCCCCATGGCGCCATGGGCGAACCGGGCCACTTCGCGGCCCTGCGCCCGCAAGACGGCGCCGCGTCATGACCGCCGCCATCAAACCACAAACACCGCTCTATGGCGCCGACGCCATCGGCGCGCACCTGGGCATGAGCCGCGCCAAGGTTTACGAAATCCGGCGCAAGGCCAACCCGCCGATCTTCAATATCGCCGGCGTCGGCCTCGCCGCCTTCCCCGCGTCCCTGGATAAATGGCTGGCCGACCTGGAAGCCGCCGGCGGCAATGCCGGCGACACCACCGGCGGGAAGGCAGCCGCGCCATGACCGCCCGCTGGCATCTTTCCATCCTATCCGGCGGCGGCGTGGCGCCGGCCCATGGCCGGGGCGTTCGCCTGGGCCAGATCCGCATTCTGCGCGACGGCTATATAAAGCTGGGCCGCGCCCGCCGGGTCGAACACCCCGAACATGCCGGCCGCCGCTGCTGGCGCGCCATCACCCCCGACCTGACCGTGCTGGGCCATTACGCCACCCTGCCCCGCGCCCGCCGCGCTCTCATGCGCGCGGCTAAAGCCGCCCGCAATCTTGAAGATGCCGGCGGTCAGGCCGCCGGTGGGGAGGCCAGCCAATGATCGACGCCACGACACCCCGGCGCGAACCCTGCCTGCCGCCCTGGATCATCGAACTGCCGAACGGCAGGGACAGCGCCATCCGCCATGCAACGCGCCGGGCCGCCCAGGATTTCCTCGATAAAAATTACCCGGTCGCCAACTTCATGGGCCGGGTCGGCGTCCGCCATGCCCGGACCAACGAACGCTGGCGCCGCAACCGTAACAGCCATTGGTACAGACTTAACCCACAGGGAGAATACAAGACATGAACGCCACCGCTCACGTCACCACATTCACCGCCGCCTCCTATATCGCCGCCCTGGCCAGCCTCTCCGAGAATGCCGTCCTGGTCCTCGGTTTCGCCGGCGCCACCCTTGAACGCGGCGAGGATCTGCCCAGTGTCCGCGATACCGGCAAGGCCCTGGCCATAGGCAAATCGACCGTCGGCAACGCCCTGAAAGAACTGGTCGACAAGGGCCTGTTGCAACGCAAGCCCGACACATTGTCGGCCCTGGGCCGCGCCGCCGTCGCCTCCATCGCCGCCGCCGACAAGGCCCCCACCGCCGACGCCGACCTTGTCGAAATGGACGGCGGCGAACGCCGTTCGCCAAGCCTGGACAGTAACGGTTTCAGCACCGGCGCCATTGCCGGTGATCATGGCGGCGAACTGCAATATATCGCCGTCGACGACCTTGACGCCTGCCCGCTCAACCCCCGCACCATTTTTGACGCCGGCGAAATCGCCGCCTTGGCCGATAGCATTCTGGCCCAGGGCCTGCTGCAAAACCTTGTCGCCCGGCCCAGCCCCGAAAACCGCACCGACGATGAAGTCGGCGACCTGGTGCGCTTCGAAGTCATAGCCGGCAACCGCCGCCTGCGCGCCCTCCATAAATTGGCCGACGACGGCAGGATCGACGCCGACAGCTACATCGTGCCGGTCCTGGTCCGCGATCTTTCCGACGACCAGGTATTGTTCGCCGCCATGACGGAAAATCTACAGCGCGAAAACCTATCCCCCATGGATGAAGCCAACGCCTTCCGGGCCTATTGCGATAGAGCGGATGGGGATGGCAGGGCGACGGCGCGGATCGCCGAGGCCATCGGCATGTCGCGGCGCTATGTGCAAAAGCGCCTGCGCCTGTCAACCTCCCTGACGCCAGAGGCGCAAGGCGCCCTGGTTGCTGGCACTATCAGCCTGGATCATGCCCAGGTGTTGACCATGGCCAGCCGTGAATTGCAGGCCGAATGCCTGGACGAAATCGCCCAGGGCTATGGCTGGGACGCCGGCGATAGCCGCGACCGCCTCGCTTTGGAAAGCCCCCTGGTCGGCCAGGCCCTGTTTGATCTGGCGCTCTATGACGGCATCATCCTGGATGCCAACGGCGACACCGCGATCGAGAACGGCAAAGCCATCGCGCCGCTGCTATACGGCGAAGGCTATTTCGAGGACATGGTGCAATATCGCCGTTTGCAGGCCGCCGCCATCGATGCCAAAGAGGCCGAACTGGCCGGGCAATACGCCTGGGTCAAACGCATCGCCAAGCGCGACTACGCCGACGGCGAAAGCAGCAACTATCAGCGCGTCAGCCCGGACGATCCCAGGGCCGGCGCCCTGATCATCTACGACACCGCCCTGACCGTGCAAATTCGCGTCGACTATATCGATCTTCGCGACGCCGGCAAAGGCAAGGCCGACACCGACGCCGACACCAATACCGGCACCACCACCACCGAACCCGCCGTCAAGCTGCCATCGGCAACCGTCACCGGCAAGACGATCATTCTTTGCCAGGGCGAAAAGACCAAGGCCTTGCAGCGGGCCATCGCCCACCCCAATATTGGCCACGGCCATATGGAGGCGGTCGCCATGGCCCTGGTGATCCTGCCCCTGTTGCACCGCTACGGCGCCGGCGAAGTCAAGATCAGCGCCGACCCGTTCAGCCCCGACGACATGGCGCCCGACGGCCACCCGGCATTGATCGCCGATACCAAGGCGCTGTTGGCGCCCCTGGCAAAGGCCGGCGCCCTGAAAATCACCGGCGACGGCTGGCGGACCGACAGCGTCGATGATGCCGCCACCTTCCGCTGGTTGACCGCCAACCCCGGCCATTGTGCCGAGATCTTTCAGCATCTTGTCGCCCGCCAGGTCGGTTGCTGGCCCGGCTATCAACCCACCCTGGGCGACAGCGAATTGACCCTGGCCATTGCCGAGGCCACTGGCGCGCAGGCCGACAGCCCGGTCGATACACCCAGGGACTTGACGGAATTTCTCGGCATGTTCCGGCTGCCGCGCTTGCAGGCCATGGCGCACGGCGTCACCGCCACCCACCATTCCGACCTGTGCGGCGACCCGACCCGCCCGAAGTCAAAGGCCGAACTGGTGACGGAACTGGCCGGCCAACTGCCCGTCGGCTGGATCCCGCCCGAACTGACCTTCGCCGACCGCGCCGGCATGATCGCCGCCATTGACGGCGGCGGCGACGCCGCGCCGAAGCCAAAAACAGAGGCAACGGCAAAACCATAACCCCATTCGCCGCCACCCGCCCTTCCTTTTGCCGAGGATCGGGGCGGACTTCGGCGGCGATGCACGGCGCCGGCGGTGCCACACTCTCCCTGCCGCCGGCGCCGGTGCCAATCTTGAAAGGATCCGCCATGCACGGAAATGCAAAATTCCCCACCACCGCCGAGGCCCGGCGCGCGCTCCACGCACCCGACAAGCGCGCGGCCGCCAATTTCATCGACAACGCCGGCGCCGAAATCGCGCGCCTGAATGACCGCGCGGGCCGATACCCTGACGCCCTGGCGGCCCTCGAATACGCCGCCAACCAGATCGCCGGCGACGCCCGGCGCGGCGTCTTCATCAAGGCATTCGTGGAAGGCGAGCCGTGGGCCTTGACCGACCTAGCCGCCGCCATGGCGACGCCGCCCTCAAAACCCGGCCCCTTGACCGGAAAGACCCAATGGGAGCAACGCACATGAGCGCCATCGATGATATCGCCGCCGAACGCCGCCGCCAGATCGAGGTGGAAGGCTTTGACGACCACCACGACGACGAACACCCCAATGGCGAACTGGCGCTGGCGGCGGCCTGCTACGCATCGCCCTATCCTATATTCAGGAAATTTCCCGGCGCCGCCGGCGGCGTCTTCATGGATCCCTGGCCCTGGTCCGACGGCTTCGACAACCGCTACCGCTACGGCTCTTGCCGCGAGGGATCGGCATGGCATCGCGACGGACGCCTGCCCAACCCCGCCACCTACACCGTCGCCGAACGCCGCGACCTGCTGGTCAAGGCCGGCGCCCTGATCGCCGCCGAAATCGACCGCCTGGACCGCGCCAACCCAAAGCCAGCCTTCGTAGCAACCGACGAGAAAATAAACAAATTGCTCGACATGACCCGCTTCCACGAAATGACCGCCGCCGAGAAATGGGACCAACGGGTCAGCTTCGTGCGTGGAACGCTGATGGATACCGCGCCGGGCATCACCCGCGAACAGGTCGAGGCGGTGGCGACGGAAATCTATGGCCCGCGCCCCGCCGACGCGCCGCCAAAGGTCGCCCCATGACCGCCGCCGAAACGTGCCAGCGCGACGGCTGCGCCCACGCCGGGAAATGGGCGCCCAAGCTTTGCGTGCCCGCCAGGGACTGGGCCATCGACCTGCACCGGCCCCTGGCCCTGGTCATGGGCCTGCGCCTGTGCCGCGATCACGTCAACGCCATGGATCCGCAGGAAATCCTTGGCCCGGATCTGCGGCGCATCATTGAAGGTTTAGCCAAGGGCAAACAGCCGCCCGATTTCGACCGCGCCTTCATTACCGCCATCCGCACCACCAGCGCCGAATTCCTGCGCCTCAGCGCACCGCCCGCCGCCACCGGAAAGGCATAGCCATGGCCACGAACACCAGCAAGACCAAACGCACCGATCAAGCCAAGCCGGCCAGACAGGCCGAACGGATCGCCGAACTTGAGGCCGAACGCGACAGCCTCCTGGACGAAACCGACGCCCTGGTCCAAAGCGAAGCCAAGGCGCAAAGCCGCCTTTCGGATCTGCGCGGCGAAATCGTTGCCATCACGGCCGACCGCGACCGGATCGGCGGCGCGAGAAGCGCGCAAGACGCCTTCGCGGCCTTTGACAGCATGGAAGGCCGCGCCATTACGGCCGAGGCCATCGTCGCGGATATGGCCAAGCGGGTGCCGGCCATGGTCGAGGCATCGACCCGCCGCGTCTGCACATTTCCGATCATTAAAAACGAAAGGGATCCCGACAATGCCGGCTCTTAATTTCCAGAAGCGATTTGCGCCAGACGTCAAGAGCGGCGCGAAAGGCCAGACCATCCGCGCCCACCGCAAGGACGGCCGCGCCCATTGCCAGCCCGGCGACACCCTGGCCCTCTACACCGGCATGAGAACGACACAATGCCGCAAGCTGGGCGAAGGCAAAGTATCGCGGGTATCGGAATTCAAAATCACCATACAACAGGTGATAAGCATCAATGGCGGCCGCTTGACCGCCGGCGAAGGCAAAAATCAGTTTGCCCGCGCGGACGGCTTTGTTGACGCCCGCGAAATGCTCGAATGGTTCCAAAAAACCCACGGCCTGCCCTTTGACGGCGTCGTAATCGAATGGGAATTGCTGCCGTGACCGTTTATGTTGACGATATGAAAGCCCCGTTTCGCCGTATGATCATGTGCCACATGATCGCCGACACAGAGGCCGAATTGCACGCCATGGCCGACCTGATCGGCGTGGCGCGGCGATGGTATCAGGGCAACCATTACGACATTGCCATGGTCAAGCGCGCCCTGGCGGTCGAGGCCGGCGCGGTCGAAATCACCCAGTGCCAGGCCGCCGCCATGATGGCGATCCGCCGCATGGGCCTCGCCCCCGCCGACGCGCCGCTGGCCGATCCCGCAACCGCCTGGGCGGATTTCCTCGCCGCCACGGCCCAGGCCAGCCCATGACCGACCAGCCGAACACCCTGCCCACGGCCGAGGCCGCCCGCTATGTCGGCGCCCGTTCGTCGGCGCAATTTCTCCGCGAAGTCAAGGCCGGCACCTGGCCGCAACCGATCGCGCCAAACAGTAAGCCGCGCCGCTGGTCGACGGCGCAACTCGACGCCGTGCTGGCCGTCGACCAGAGCGCCGAGGCTGACCCGGGCCGCGCCTGGCTCGATGCCCGCTTCGGCCATGGCAATTGACAGCGCCACCCTGATCGGCCCAAGATCCCGCCCCATGACCCTGGGAAAACTCCGCACCTGGCTCTACCGCATCGCCCGCCACCTGGGCGACGTTAATGCCGTGCGCCGTGGCCCCAAGGGCATCGCCAAACGCCTGGGCCGCCGCGCCGCCGGCCGCCTGGCCGGGCGCGCCATGGGAAGGATCTTTAGGCCATGAAGCATTTAATCATCGACGGGCGAGGCGCCGCGACACACTACAAATTCAAGCCAAGCCAAAGTATGCGCCGCGCCGGCTTTCGCGGCCAATCATTCGGCCCCGATCGGGCTGCGGCCGAGGCCTACGTCGCCCTGCAAAACGCCGCCCACGATGCCGCGCGCCACGCCAAGGCGGCGCCCAAACCCAGCGCCGCCACCATCGCCGGCCTGATCGACCGTTTCCTGGTCGACCCGATCTTCTATACCGCCAAGGCGCCCGCCACCCAGGATGAAATAGACTATGCCTTCCAGCGGATCCGCGCCGCCCTCGGCCCGGCCCTGGTCCGCTCCCTAAAGCGGGCCGATTGCCGCGCCTATTATGCGGAATTATTGCTTGAAGGATCGCCGCACCGGGCGCGCAAGATTATGAAATGGTTGCATCGATTATTTGAATTCGCGATCGAACTCGGCGGCCTGGAAAACAACCCGGCGCGGCGCTTGCAGATCCAGAAACCACCGGCGCGCGATGCCGTGTGGTTGCCGGCCGAGGTTGACGCGGTGATCGCGGCCGCCCTGGCGCCGCACAGATCATCCCAGGGCAATATCGCCGAGGCCCGGCCGTCGGTGGCCCTGGCGATCCAGATCGCCTATGACACCAGCTTGCCGCAACAGGATATCCTGGCCCTGACCTGGAACCAATATGACGGCGAGGGGCTGACCGTGCGGCAGATGAAGCGGCGCGGCGCCGGGCGGGATCTATGGTTGCCCCTGGGCGCCCGCAGCCTGGAAATGATCGAGGCGACCGACAAGACCTCGACGCATTTGATCGTTTCCGAACAAACCGCGCAGCCCTACCCGGATAAGAATATTTTCGGCCGGGCATTCCGCAAGATTAAGGACCGCGCCGGCGTGCGCCCTGGCCTGACTTTCCATGATCTGCGCACCACGGCGCTGACCGAAATGGGCAATCGCGGATCCACCAACGCCGAGATAATCAGTTTCAGCGGCCACAACATCACCAGCCCGGTCCTGGGCGGTTACGTTTTACCCGATCGGGAAGCCGCCCGGCGCGGCCGCGCCAAGCGCGATAACGAGGAAAATTAGGGCCACGGGAAACAGTTCCCCGGCAGTTCCCCGATCCCCGAACATTTCCGCTAAGTCATTGATTTAATGGCGTCCCCAAGGGGAGTCGAACCCCTGTTTCCGGCGTGAGAGGCCAGCGTCCTGGGCCACTAGACGATGGGGACGGGACGCAGCAGAAATAGCGGCTGGGCGGCGGCGCGTCAAGGGGGCGGCGGGCGATAATTCGGCGGCTATTTTAGGAGGCCAAGCGCCAGCGCGTTCGCTGTCGCTTTTTAAAAACTTGATTCAGCCCGAACCCCGGACGGCTTGTTTGGTGGGCGGTTGTTTGGCGGGCGGTTGTTTCGCCAGGGCACTGATGGGAACCAGCACCAGACCACGGCCTCTTAACCCCGGCAGCCAGCCTTCCAGGGCATCCAGGGTTTCGGGATAGGGATGGCCGATGGCGATGGCGTGGCCGTGCGCGCGCGCCGTGGCCGCCGTCAAGGCCAGTTGCTGGCGGATCTTTGCCGGGTCGCGGTCGTTATCGAGGAAAATATCCCGCACCACCGTCGGAATTCCGTATTCCCAGGCCAGGCGGTGGCCGGTGGATTTACCGGTGGTCAGGCTATCGAGAAACAACATGCCCCGGGCCTGCAGGGCGCGCATGACCCGGCGCATTTCGCGCTCGGACGCGGTAAAGCGGCTGCCCATGTGGTTGTTGACGCCGACATAGCCATCCAGCCGCAACAGGTTCGTGGCGATGCGCCGATCCAGTTCGGCAAGCGGCAGGCCGGTCAACAGGGCGTCCGGTCCCGGATCGGCGTCCGGGGAAATAGGCTCCATGGGTAAATGCAGCAGGATTTCATGGCCGGCGGTCCGGGCGCGTGCCACCAGGCCATCCAGATGATTGCCATAGGGCAGGATCGCCAGGGTGATCGGCCGGGGCAGGGCAATGGCCCGGTCCGAGCGGAACTGGCTGAGCCCCATATCATCAAGCACAATGGCCACCTGGGCCCGGCCCTCGATGGGTGGGGTCAGGGCGGCAAAGCGTTGCCAGGTGTCGCGCGGAACGGCCCTGGGCAACGGTTCCGCCGCGCCGGGGGTGGCGCTGGGCACGGTTTCGGATGGCGGCAGGGGCGGCGGCGCGGGGGGTAAAATGGCGGGCGTGGTCAGATTGGCCAGACGGACGTTCTCATCCTCCATCTGTTCCCGGCGCCGTGCCTCGGCCGCAATGGCCGCATCTGAAATTTGCGTATTTGGCGGCGGACCATTCGCGGTCGGCGCTTTGGGGGGGGCAGCGGCCTGTATCTCCGCGGGTTCGGGTGTCTCCAGCAGCGCGGTGGCGATGCCGGGCCGTCTGATAGCCGGCATTTTCGGCCCCGATTGCGCCGCCGGTACCTCTCGGACGGCGGGGGCTGTTGGTAGTGGTGCCGGCGGTGGTGCCGGCGGTGGTGGCGATTTGACGGCGGCGGTCCGCATGGGAACGCCGGGCTGTTCGGCGGGTGCGGGCCTGGTGTCCGCTTCGGCCTTTGCCCCGCTATCCAGGGTATTTTCCGGCGGCGCGGGGGTCAGGGCAATGCGCTGTTCCACAGCCGGCAAATTGGCAACCGGTGACCGCGCCGCCTGATCGGTCCCCTCGAGCTCGGGCGAGATAAACATCAGGGCCGTGGTAACGCCCAGGCCGACGGCAAATCCGGCCAGCGCAATCAGAAATGATTTTGTCATCAATCTTGCCCGCCGCCTGCGCGCGCGCCGTTGCCGCGCGGGCCGTGAGCGCACCCCCTGTTTCGGCTTTTCGCGGACCAGTGGCCAACTCCCTATTCGCCTGACGCCGGGGCGGCATCCGCCTGACGCCATTCATGCAACGGCCAAACCCTCGGCCGACCGTCACCGCAAACCGCCCCTGCCCCGATCATGATCAATATATCAATGGCATGCACCGGCATTCGTCAAGCGGTGCCCGGCGAACCGTGCAAAATGCGGCGATCCGGCGGTGCGAGGGGGTGGCGCGAAACGGCGAAAATCAACCGGCATGCGGCAGCTTTAGTGCGATTCGCCGGGGCCCATCCCGCCGTTCACGGTTGCGGCACAGCCAAGAGCAATTCCGAATTAATGAGAAATGCGACGCGATTCTAAGTGATTGGAAAAATTGCTCTAATTCGAAAGATCCGGGCATTTTCTGAATGAAAATGCTCCAGGTTTTCGATCACCGAACAAACCTGTAGGTTGCGAATGCGACTGTGCCCTTGACGGGGGCCATAAGGCGCGGTTTGTTGGGCTCCGCAACCGGGTAGCGCCGTAATCATTCGCCTAGAGCATGTTTCGTTAAAACAGGCTCAAACTCTTTAGGAACAGAGCAATTGAAGCCATTACTTAGGTCGCGAGAGCGACTCCGATTAATTGCAGATTGCTCTAGGTTGGAGAACCGATAATGGCTGGGGATGTGCCAGATTTCAAAGCCTTG